CCCTGATCCTCGAAGACTCCCGGTAATCTTTTCAGATTCTGGAGCTCGCGGTATTTTGCCTCCAACTTTATCCAGTACGAATACTGAGATAAACCCAATGGACGGACTGTCGGTTTTTGATAAATATCAGTCACCGTAGGTCCTGACGTCTGGAAATTAATTAAACTCGTAATTATATAATTATGAGCCCATTCGGGAGTTGGAATAAATCCTTCTTCCTCTTGGAAATTAAAAATCCGGAAATCGCCCATCAGGCGAGGAGAACAACCTTGTTCTCACAAGATCGCTCGAATATCGGTAGAACTCGGTGCCTGTCCAAGTACGTTAAACACATCCGGGGGAGCGGTACTATAGATAGATAATATGACACACGGAAGTGTAATCATAATAGTATGTCTAATACCGGACCCGTCGATGTATGAGGTCTGCGATGCAGTATCTCATTCCACCTCGTCTCCATGCTTTGTTCAAACCTTAGCTAACGCTTCGTTATTAGAACGAACCGCGCTTAGAATTGACTCACGTGACTCTTCATTCAAGAGATCATCATGAGCTTTTAACAAAACACAAATGTCGGACGCACTTAGCGTATTAGTTTCCAGAAATGGTGCTATTCCTAAGTGCTCGCTATCAAAAGGTATAAAAGAATATAGTTCTTTAAAGAACTTTTCTCCTTTTCGTACACGACTTAACGGAGATTTCATAACGAAATCTCGATCAAGCTTGATAGAGAGTCCTCGACTTGCTAAGTCTCGGATTACTGTAGGAAGATAACTCTCGTTTGTTATCAAATGAGAAATCAATCTAGGTGAAACAGGAGATAAATCTCCGGAATCAGACAGAATACGTTTTGCGAATTCTGCAACCCCGATTTCAGACTCTAGTGACTTCGACAAGTTAATTTCCACGCCGAAATCCTTTGCTACAATTAAGTAGGCGTCAGCCACAGCCTTATTGGCTATGACTAAATCGTCTCCAAGCACGGCATAATCCTCAAACCAAGTAACAGGTGTGAGAACACGACGCGCTGCTACTTGCACCATAAAATGGTGCGTAATAGCTAACATAGCTCAAGAAGATAGAGCTCCCATCGGCTGCCCAACAGCATAACGCAAGGGTTGATTATCAAGTCACCAATTACGGTTGACGAGAAGATCTCTCCAAGCGCAGGCCAAGTCTAAACCAATAAATTGGCTTAAAACTTGTACTTGAAATGCAATGGGCAACCTGTCAGTTGCAGCTGAAAGATCAAAAGAGTATAACTCTTTTAACCCACCCTCTTGGAGCCTCTTCAGAGGTGCCAATTGGTCAAAGGTTCCATCCTGTGGAATCCTTCTTAAAAGGTTAAATAGACTTTCGTGTAACGGAGACAGGACACTCTGTGTCCATATATCTGTTATAGCGAAGACTCTTACTTTCCCGGCTGCCTCATACTTTAAACTTAGTTTCCCAAGTTTAAACATATCTTTGTACTCCGAAAGAGCACGAGGAATATGTATATATGAGTGCTGATTAAGGAATTCTATCCATCTCGACGCGTAGACCACTTCTTTCTCCAGAAGCGCTGCCAAAGCAGGCGCGAATTCTGCCGATAACCTCTTCCATGCATTCTCAACCGGGGATCCTACTAATGCTAACGCATCAGCAGTAACACCACGAATTGAGATACGGGAATTTGGGCCGGCCGTTGTCAGAGGTATAAGGTGATTTCTTTTCTCTATCTTGATAGTTCCAAATGAACGTCTCATTTTATTGAAAATAGATACAACTTCTCACTCCCCAATTACGGGTGAGTTACCAGCGAAAGGATCAGTAATAGTACTGGTCTTAAGCTTAGGAGAAGCCTTTATAACTCTAAACACCGAGAGCAAAGAACTGACCACTTTTATATCTATGGTATTGTTACTTTCGATCGAAAGGCGCAATAACCCAGGTATAATAAGGGGTAACCCTCTACGAGTTGCTACACGCATAGGTGCAACAGCCGTTTCGGGTTTTCCAGCCAATACTTTCGTGAGCAGACGATAACATTCTTTTAAATAAAGAACGGTAAAATCTGGTCCGTTAGCAGCGTACATCTTCGAGATGTGCGATGTCAACAGAAAATATTGACTGTTATTAGATGAGAGGGAGAATAATCAGAGTAGTACCTTAGTATACATGTGAAGCCTAGAAATAGGCATAAACATGTTTACTGTACTATTTTCGCGACCATTTCACTGTTTATGTATGTTATTCATTTTGTTTAATATATATAAGATTTTTGACTTGATGCGATCCTTGCAGAGTATAAGCTACGGTGTAGCCGAATAAACATATGTTTATCCAACTCCTAAGGGCTGGAAATTCTCACCAGCTTAGATACGCGATGAAATTACATTGCAAGTACTTGTAACTCCATGTCCTCACTAATCCTCAGTAACCTGAAGAAGGAGCACGTTGGGCTCTATCAAGGGCA